ATTTGAATCAATACTGGAGCACGCAATAATCTACGCTTAAAGTTAAACTAATTGTCATAGCTTCACCACTGTCACTCCAATCCAATTCACCGAAATCTGCACTAGTGATAAATGCACCTTTAAGTGTCCATTCTTCTACTTTATCACCAACAGGTCCAAGAACATTGATAGTCAAATCTTTCTTATAAAAATCACTGTAACCATCACGCCCCGTAACTGATTCGTGACCAAGGCGAATCCACTCCATAACTGCTTGCGCACCAGATGGTACGATTGGATCATATAGTTCAATTGTTATATCATCCCAAGTTGTTTTACCTTTATAGTATCGTTGGACATTGATGTGGTCAAGAGTCTTCTTTTCGCTTTTTGGGGATGGTCTCTTACATTTCTTAATTAAGAAACTTGGGATACCGTCACAATATAATAGAAACCTATTCTTAACTTTTGGTTCAAATGTTGTAAAGAATATTTCATTACTGTTCAATAAATCTGCCATCGTAGGGGTTCTTTCTTTTATAGACTTGTTAGCTGCGTAGAACGATGCACTTCACTAAAACGGTTAGCAACTGCATTATATCTCCAAAATACCCTTGGATTAAGAATGTCTATAATATTCTTTTCTCGTAAAGTATCTTTTATTTTTTGTGATTGTTTATTATGATATTTGGAATCATATTCCAAAACCACATTTTTTTCTTTATCATATCCATCAATATAATAAATAAAGCCATTTACTTTTATTTGATAATTAGGTTCAAATTTAAATCCTAAATTATTTAATTTTTCTAATAATTCTAACTGACCTTTATCGGTTCTTACTTTAATCCATTTAGTTTTTAATAAAGAATCATTATATTTATTACGAATTTCTGTATTTTGCCATGCTTTTTTATTAGCAATACTTAATTTTTCTTTAGTTCCATCTAAAATCTTTGGTCTTATTGCAACTGACATTTTAAATTTTGATTCTTTACTATGTGGTTGTTTTTTAATTCCGATCAATGAATTTGATATATTTTTTATATGTTTAACTGACAATGACTTTCCCAATTTTTTCAAAGACATTTTATGTTTTGTTTCAACAGAAAACAGTTTATTTTTTTGTGCACATGATTTACAAGTTCTTTTTAATTCATGTGCAAAATTACAATTATTCAATTCGGTGTGAAATATTTCTTTTTCACAACTTGGACATTTTCTTGAATATTTTTTTGTATTGTTCACGACTTTCTGTTGTTTATTATAAATATAAATAAAAGAATATATTTTTGATTTTTATAGTTAATTTTTAAATAGTTATACTGCATACGAACCAAAGACTAATTATGTCCAGATCTAAAAATTTAAAAAATTGGTTGACTATACATTGCAAATTTTGTAATAATGTGTTTGAATGCAGGGTAAGTAAACCCAAAGTGTTTTGTAGTAAGAAGTGTAGCAATAGTGATGATTCTACAAAACAAAAGATAATTGACGGGCAAAAAAAGACATTTGACGAAAAATATGGTGGACATCCAATGACTACGGATGTGGTAAAATCCAACTTTAAATCTGCAATTCTTGAAAAATATGGAGTGGATAGTTACAGCAAACTTCCAGAATATAGAAATAAAGTTAAAAAAACAATGTTAGAAAAGTATGGGGATGAGAATTATTCTAATGTAGAACAAACTAAATCTACTATGATGGATAGATATGGTGTAGATAATGCGGCTAAGATCAAATCTGTTCTTGATAAACGATCACATACTAAGAAAGTAAACCACTATGAGTTCCTAATAAATTACTGTAATAGTAACAAGTTGCAATTTCTGTGTGATGAAGTGGATTATAAAGGTTATCACTTTAGTAATCTTTATAAATTTAAATGTGATGTGTGCAGTAAAACCCTAGAAAGTACGGTTTATAATTTAAATAATTTATTCTGTGATTATTGTCATCCAGAGAAAATTACTACTGTTGAAAATCAATTTTATAATTTTCTACAAGAAATTTTACCAAAAGACACTATAATTAAAAGAAATGACAGAAGTATACTTAACGGTAAAGAACTGGATTTTTATATTCCTAGTTTAAAACTTGCGTTTGAAATCAATGGATTGTATTGGCACAGTGAAAATAGTGGTGGTATCAATAAAAACTATCACTTGAATAAAACAAAGTCTTGTAGTTTTTATGGCATTTCATTGATTCATATATTTGAAAATGAATGGATACATAAAATGGAAATTGTTAAATCAATTATTAAAGTCTTGACAAGAACAAATACACTTGTTAAAATTAACGCAAGAGATTGTAAAATCAAAGAAGTAAATGAGTCGGATAAAAATAAGTTTTTAAATAACAATCATTTACAAGGAGAAGATAAATCTACAATCAAATTGGGAATGTATCTTAAAGATGAATTGGTTAGTATTATGACATTTAGAAAATCATCACGGTTTGATAAAACAAGTGATTGGGAATTGGTAAGATTTTGTAACAGTATTAATACTATAGTTAATGGCGGTGCAAGTAAATTGTTAAAATATTTTGTAAATCACTACAAACCAAAGAATATTGTTAGTTATAGTGATAGAAGATATTTTACAGGTAAAATATATGAAACTTTAGGATTCAAATTCGTAAGTCATACACCGCCTAATTATCATTATCTAATAAATAATTATAAAGATATTAGACACCGCATGAGTTTCCAAAAACATAAATTAGAAAAATTATTAAAAATATACAACCATTCGTTAAGCGAATGGGAAAATATGAAAAATAATGGTTATGATAGAATTTGGGATTGTGGACATGGTAAATATTTTTTAACCACATCATTATAAAATCTTGACAAAAGTTATTGACTTTGTATAATTTGCTTACGCATAGCGCTTGATGCGCTTTTAATTGTTTAAACTTTGCGATTTATCATATAAGTTATTAATTGCTGATTTTAATTTTTCTATATAATTCCTGTTTCTTAAGATTTTAAATACTAAGTTTTCAGTGCTTAATTCTCCTGATTTATCTAAACCTGCTTGGCGCATATCATAAACATCTTTAACAATTGATTTAAGCTTCTCAATATTTTGCGCTTTAATAGCAGAATTTATTTTTCTAACTGTATCATTATATTTTTCTTGAATTTTTTCTTTATCAATTTTAATATTTTCTTTTTTTGGTTCACTTAGCCATTTATCTTGCATTAGTGAATACACACCTGTTGATCTATTTTCTTTAGTAACATCTTGAATATAAACTTCAACATTGTGTTGTTTTACATGTATATCATGATCATCATTCCATTTTGATTTAAGCGCATTAACTAATTTTTCAACAAGTTCTACATTTTCGTCTACATCTTTGAAGTTTATAACAACATGTACATCAAAGTCACTTGTATCTGACCAGTTATAATTTGCTAAGCTACCCACGAACAGTATATCTTTTAAAGGCGCATCGGTTTCTGTATCTGCGTAGAAGTCTTTGCCTATTTGCAGTAGTTTTTCTTTAATTTCTGGATTTAATCTAAAATTATCCCAGATTACTGGATTTAGTGTATTGTTATAGAGTCTAACCTTCATATTTTTATTTTAGCCTTTAGTTCATCTATGGCTTGATGTGCGTCTGTGAAAATGATACCATTACCACCTGCAGCAATAAATGCTTCTACATTGGGTGATAGATCGTCTATTAAGATACTATTTGCAGTTGCGTGTTTGGCTTTACTTTTACCTGAATCGCTGAATATAATAGATACAGGTCCAGTCCAATGTGTTCTTAACCAGGATCGTTTACCAAATTCTATATTTTTTATATAGTCTATAGCTTCTTGACGGGGGTAGTTTCGTAGTATTTGTCCTGCGCTTGTACTTGTTAAGAATTTTAGATTAAATCTACCATCTGTTGTGATTGAATTTACTTCTTTTTTGAAATAATCAAATTCTGGCATTGGTGGCATATTTGACCAGAATTCTTCTTTTTCTTTTATTATTACATTCCAAAATTCTTTTGTGCCCTTTGACGCTTCAAATTCTTTTGGTGTAGTATTTGTTAACTTTTCAAATTGTTTTTCAAAGTCACATATTACTCCGTCCATATCGCAATAGATTGTTAGTTCAACATTATTTTCCAATAAATTTGCGTCAAAGATTTCTTTAACAATGGACTTCAATTTTATCATATATAATAAATATTAATAATTTAATGTATATCACCAAACATTTTAAAATTCTAATTTAGTATATTTTTGTTTTACTGCAAGACATGCATTAAGATAAGTTTGTAACGCTTCATTATCATTTTTAACAATAGCGTCCAAATAATTTGCCATTGGTGGATATGCATTTTTTCTTAGGTCTGATATGGTTCTTACAACAACTTCTTCGTTTATTGTTAATCCCCATTGTTGGCAATATGTAAAATCGTATCCATTGTAACTAGCGAATGGTTCAAGTGCTTCATAATTTGTTTTGGATAGTACCAAGAAACTAGAACAATCTTGTGTTTGTGCAATGATTACAACATCATCAACTTGTTTTCTTTCTTCTGGTTTACCGAATAACAATTCAAAATTTTGGGATGGTAATTTATAAAGTTTCATATTATTCTATTAACTTTGGTTCATTTATGTTGTTTAATTTTAATGCATCAACAATATCTTTTTGTTCTAGCAATATTGTTTCTTTTGGTACTAATCCGATTAGTTTTAAAGATTCTAGTGTTTGTGGATTGCTCATTGCGTTTAGTAATTTGGCTGGGGATGGTCTACCATTGGCAATAATTTCTGCTTGTATTTCCCGTCCAATTGTTACGGTAAATTCGTTATTAGCATTTGCTTCAAACATTTGATCATCTGTATAACCAGGTATTCTGGTGGGTTCAACTATTGTATATAATTCAGCCATTAACTGTTCTAAAATCTTTATTTCTTGACGGTTTAATTCAAATGCGTGTTTTTGATCATCTAGATGTGATTCAAGTTCTAAAATTTCCGCTTCTAAATTTAGAATTACATGTTGTAATGCGGGTAATTCTTTTAAATGTTTTAGTTCTGCTAATTTAGCTTTATATTTTATATCAGCAACAGTTTCCAAAACAGCTGCTCTTTTTCTACCCACAAGAAAACCTTTTAATGTTTTTAACTTTTCCCACGGGGTACTGCCTATCACTTGATAACGATAATTAAATTCTGAATTCAAATTTGATGCCATATGTTTGTTTAATAGATATTGTTTATGTCGTCGAATAACCTGCCGCTGCTAAAGCATTTCTAGCTGTACCTACGCCTGTTGTATCTGTCGCAACCACTCCTGTATTACTTACTAAATTTGTCATAGATACAGCTACACTAGTATAACCATAACCAAAGATAGCTTTATCACTACCATATCCAGCAGATGCCATATCAAACCTAGCGGTGCCTACGCCTGTTGTATCGGTTGCAACTACACCTGTGTTACTTACCAAATTTGTCATAGATAACGCTGTACTAGTATTACCATAACCAAATATAGCTTTATCACTACCATATCCAGTAGCTGCTCCACTAGATCTAGCAGTTCCAACGCCTGTTGTATCATTCGCAACTATTCCGGTGCTAGATACTAAATTTGTTATAGATACATTTGCGCTCGTATAACCATAACCAAAGATAGCTTTATCACTACCATATCCTGCTGCTGATAAACCATATCTACTAGTACCTACACCAGTTACATCATTCGCAACTACACCTGTATTACTTACTAAATTTGTTATAGATACTGGACCTGATACATAACCATATCCAAATATAGCTTTATCACTTCCATATACAGCCGCAGCTAATACACGTCTAGCAGATCCAACACCAGTTGTATCTGTTGCAACAGTACCTGTGTTGCTTACCAAATTCGTCATTGATAGATTACTGCCATTCCATCCATATCCAAATATAGCTTTATCACTTCCATATCCTGCTGCAGCTAAAAGTCTTCTAGCTGTACCAACACCAGTTGTATCTGTAGCTACAACACCTGTATTGGATACTAAATTAGTCATAGATACATTTACACCAGCACCAGCTTCACCATAACCAAATATAGCTTTTTGAGTACCACTTATTACGACACTAGCACTAACATTAGTACTGTTGTATCTGGATGTGCTTAATGTTTTTACTTGCATATTAACTTATTTCTGTACCGAATAGATTAAATGATTGGCTTATAGTTGAAGCGTAAACTTGTATTTTATCATATTGTGCGAGCGTCATACCTATGGTTAATGCGATACTATCATTTGCTGGTATAACTGTGTCATAAGCCAAGTAATTTTTAGCTTGTAGTGATGAACCTGATGGTAGTACAGCTAGTCTGAATGTAGCATTGCTGGCTGCTAAATTGGCAATATTTAGCGTTGAACATACTGCGGATGTTGCTGCTGGTACAGTATATAAGTCTGTACTGGATGTTAAAGCAGGATTTGATTGTCCTAATATTTTATAAGTTGTTGCCATATTGTATATATATTTTTAAATTTTGATTTACCCCAACAAAAATGGATGAAATGATTCTCCAGCAGAAGCATTAATTAAATAACTAGATGATACAGCATAACTAGCAGATTGCGCAGTAGTCTGTACTTCTTTATAATTTAATACATTTACATACACTCTGTCTACAGAAGCACTTAATGCACCAGAACCACTCAATGGTTGTCCACTAGCAGTCATCTTTCGTATCTTTAATGATGTATCGCTTAGTTTTTCAACACCATAATCAACAGTACTATCATTTATACCACCAACCAATCCAATATATTTAGTAATTAATTGATTTAAATTTCCATAATTTTCAAACTCTGATGTTTGTGGTGTAAAATTAGTGGTATATCTTGCTACGCCTTTAGTAACTCTTAATTCGTCTATATAACCATTAAAATATAAATATCCATCTGTTGAACTGCCAACTCTATAATCCGCAATAGCGTTGTCAATTGCTGCAGATCCAAGCGTTGTATTTGTTGTACCTGTTTGAATACCATCAATAAATATTCTTAAAGATGATCCGTTTCTTGTAACTGCAATATGATGCCATGTAGAATCGGAAATTGTGCCAGTACCAACATTGTAATCAAGAACTATGCCGGACGAATACATACAAAAGAATCTAACTTTTCCTGTGTAATTAAGATTAAGCATAAACGCACCAACACCATCATAATCTCTATTTGCACCAAAAATAACTTGTTGTGATATTGTGCCTGTGTAAACCCAAGCTTCTATTGTGAAATCGTTCGCACCTACATTAAAGTTCGTTCTATGTGTTGTAGATAAATAATCATTTGTTCCATCTAACAGTAAACTAGCACCACCAAATTTGCTTTGTACAGTACTTACAGCAGCACCATTGTACGATGTTACAGTTAAATTATTTGGGCTATTGTCTATAAATGTGGTGCTTCCATTACTGCCACTAAAATGTAATAATAAACTACAACTGTTATAGTAAGTATCGCCTCCTACAATAGATGCGCTATTCCATTCTTCTATGACACTAACATCCCATTTATTTCCTGATAAGTCTAAACCTGTTATTGTATTATCTTGACTGGTAGTTACATTATATAGTATTGTTTGATTAGAAATACTACCAGTTTGAATTCCTCCCAATACATAACTAGCTGTTAATGCATAACTACTAGTTACCATTACATTCGTATAATCCAATACATTTACATACACTCTATCAACTGATGCGCTCAATGTTCCTGAACCACTCAATGGTTGTCCACTAGCAGTCATCTTTCTAATTTTAAGTGAACCGTCACTTAACTTTTCAACACCATAGTCTACATTACTATCATTTAATCCGCCTACTAAACCAACATACTTTGTAGCATATTGTGCGACACTAGCATTATTTAAAAATTCAGCGGATTGTGTAACAAAATTACCAGTGTATCTGGCTACACCTTTTGTTAGTCTTAGTTCATCTAAATAACCAGGATAAACAGCTGTACTATATTTTCCAATTTGTAGTGATCCGGCTCCTGCTGGCAATGTAGCGGCTGATGTAAATGTAGAAATTTGAATGCCATTTTGAAATGTTCTGAAAGTATTACCTTGTCTTGTTACTGCATAGTGTGTCCAGACATTGGTTGTTATTACACCCATACTTATATTGACTGCAATGGACCAACTAGTCCCATCACCAGCGAAAAAATTAATATTACCACCGTCGGTCCATCCAAGCATCCATGGCGGCTGTCCGGCACTATTTCTAGAAATTACTGGTTTATATATAGTACTTGCAGTTCTATATTCCCAATATTCAATTGTAAAATCTCCAGCGCCAAAATCAAATTCGGAATTATCTGGTACCGTAACATAATCATCCACACCATCAAACAATCCGCTAGTTCCGCCAAATTTACTTTGCGCAGTACTTATAGATGCACCATTATTTGATGTTGCTGTTTTTGTTCTTGGACTGTTATCTATAAAAGTTGTACTTCCATTGCTTCCACTAAAATGCATCAATAGACTACAACTACTATAATATTCATCACCTACAATAGAACCGCTGTTCCATTCTTCTACTACTGTTACACCCCATTTATTACTTGAAAGATTTAAACCGGAAATTACATTATCTTGTGATGTAGTAACATTATATAAAATTGTTTGATTTGCGATACTGCCTGTTTGCGTACTACCACCACTTCCACCTCCGCTTGCATTTAAAGCATATGAAGCAGTAATTGCATTAATAGCCCAACTTGATGTTATTGGATAAGTACTACCAGTGGTTAATGTAGTTCCTCCACCACCAGCACTATTTAAAGCAAATGAAGCCGTCAAAGCATACGAACTACTAACACTATTTAAATTATAACTGGATGTAGTAGAAAAACTTGAACTGATTGAATTTAAATTATAACTTGCGGTTGATGCAAATGAAGAACTTATTGATGTATTTGAATTTACAGAATAACTTGAACTTAATGAATATGACGCACTTGTCGCACTATTTGCAGATGTAGCACTAGTAGCAGTAACTGCATTTGTTGCAAAACTTGAACTCAATGAATACGAAGCACTTGTCGCACTATTCGCTGTATTGGCACTAGTAGCTGATGTAGCACTACCAGCAACAGTTGCATAACTTGAACTTGTTGCGGTATTTGCTGATGTGGCACTTGTTGCAGATGTCGCAGTATTAGCAACATTTGAATAACTGCTACTTATTGTATTTAAACTATAACTGGATGTATTAGCAAAACTTGAACTTACACTATTCAAATTGTAACTAGCCGTCAATGAATAACTACTACTTATAGCATTACTTATACTGCCAGATATTGAAACATTATCATAATTTAATACATTCACATACACTCTATCAACTGATGCGCTCAATGTTCCAGAACCACTAAGCGGCTGACCACTAGCAGACATCTTTCGTATTTTCAATGAACTATCACTTAACTTTTCAACACCATAATCTACAGTTGAATCGTTTAACCCACCAATCAATCCAATATATTTGGTTTCATATTGTGGTATTGTTCCTTGTGTATCTGGAAATGCTGATGTTTGTGGTGTAAAACTACCTGTGTATCTGGCTACACCTTTAGTTATTCTTAATTCGTCCATATAACCGTTAAAATATGATCCATTAGACGGATTGATGTATCCTATCCACAACGGTGTAGTTACATTGCTCCAAACATTCGTAGTATTTGATGCTACACTACTACCGTTAACATATATAGTTGTAGTTGATCCTGATTTTACCACCGCTATATGTTGCCAATTTGATGTAGAAATTACACCTGTGGCACTACTTATTTCATTCAACCCGATTTTTCCAATCATAATTCTACCGGCGCCACCAATATAAATTAATGTACATTGATCACTAAAATTAAAATGTGTTCCAACCACACCATAACTGGTACTATTATTACCGTTTAAAACTAACGGATATATCCAACATTCAATTGTAGTATCTCCCTGCCAATCAAATGCCGCTGTTGAATTTGTAGATAAATAATCATCTGTACCGTCAAATAATCCACTAGTTCCGCCAAATTTACTTTGCGTAGTACTTATAGACACACCATTATTTGCTGTAATTGTTTTTGGTGACGGACTATTATCGGTGAATGTGGTGCTTCCATTGCTGCCACTAAAATGCATCAATAGACTGCAACTGTTATAATAATCATCTCCTACAATAGAACCGCTGTTCCATTCTTCTACAACACTAACACCCCATTTGTTGTTTGAAAGATTTAAA